CAACAAGAATGTTATTATCAACACCTACAGTAATGTTAGCATCTTGACCTACTAAAAACTCCAAGTTAGTAGCAACGTCAACATGCCACCTTCCTGATTCTGCTTTCATGTTGATATTCCTGCCTGCTTCAATATTAACGTCTCGACCTGCTTTAAAATTAAAATCATTTTCAGTATGAATTGAAACAGAATCTTGGGCATAGATGTCAATTTTTCCATTAGAGGTTAACTCGATCCATGTAGTACCTTTGGAATTACCGATGTAAATTAAATCCTCTGAGTTGTGCATTAAAATCTGATGACCGGTCCTAGTCCTTACTCTAAAATATTCATTGTAAGGAATCGTAGGATCGCCTTTCTCGCTGGTCTTTTTTCCAGATCCTACATCAATTTCGTTAATTAAATCAATATACTTAACAGGGCCTGTGCTGGCTGGTGTAGCACGAACATATCGTTCGTCACCATCGTCCATAACAAACTGGGTGCCTCCTAGTCTACTAACCGGAACTGCATTCGGTGTCTGGCTTCTTCTGGTTCCTACTTGAGCTCTTTTTGCATTAGATCTTTTATCTTTCGGACCTGGGGTCGAAATGCCAAACACCATACTAGGAACTTCACGTCTAGCCGAGGAGTTTGTTGTTCCACGTACGTCGTCTTCTAACAGCCCTTGCTCTAAAAATCTTTCTGCAATAGGATGTACCGGTTTCTTAATTTTTTCCGGATCTATTAAATTTGCTTCTTTGGCATTTAACCTTCGATTGATTTCTGCAACAGGTAAGGGCTGAGTTGTATTAAATCTTTTCTTATCGGCAGAATCTAGATCAACATTTTTAGACCCAGCTATTGCAGGAACCATGTGATTAGAAAAATTTGATGGCACACATCCTATCCAATATCCCTGACTCGGGTCTCCGTCGACAAATACTACCAACACTGTGATACCTACGTCTGGCGGGACAAACCACATCCCATAACTTTTTTGAGTATCGTTGTAGGCCTCTTGTGTTGTGGCCTTTATTTGATTAGGATTATTACTAGAAGCAGTATTTTGCCCCATAAATTCATAAGCAGTATAGCCAAAGAATGGCATTGCACACCTTACTACATATGTTTGATTATCTTCGCCTATAATATTTCCTTGCTCTCTAAGAAGAGTAACTTCTAAACTACCCATAAATGATGGATCAAGGTGATTAACTATTCTTGCAAGATACGGGCCCGATCCTATCCGAGCACTGGCTTTTTTGCCTGCAGGTGATCTTCGTTGTATTGCCATTTATATTCCTTACGCCCTATTGTTTATTTTACTAGAATCAACTGTTTGTCCTGCATTTTCGTTTGAGGGGCCGTTCAAGGGAATTGTTGACTCTGTTGGATTGTTTCTAGCAGGGCTAGCTGCTCCTCCTGTTTGAACAGCCGATGAAGTATTATTATCTTTCGCTAGTATTCTCTCTTTAGGATCAACATCTTTATACTCGTTAGCTTGCCCTGGCATTCTGATGCATTCTAACTTTTGTTTAAAAGTTCCGTCGGAAAATGTGTTTTCGCAAGCAATAACACGATAAATTCCACTGAAAGGACTGTTTCTTCCAAAATCTTCTGAGAAGAGATATAGCCCACCGGTTTCGTCGACATCTACAGGCGTCCTAAAAGTTACGTAGATAAAAACATCACCACTTTCATAGTTCATAGTACCGTCATCAGTTTCTTGAACTTTCTCAGATGTTTTATTAGCAAAGTAATTTGCGTAACCGCTATCAACAATCCAATAAGGATCACCCATAATCTCGAGATTTACTTTAATTAATTCAGTAGTTGTATCAGTAAACGCCCGATGAAATGCCTCGGCAACTTTTTGTTCAACATCAGTAGTTCTAGCACCGCCATACAGTCTTTCTAACAAAGCTGGGTCTCTTTTTAATCTGCGGCGGCCCAAGGTTGCAGCTTTGGCCACGTTAGATATGCCTTCCCCTGTTTTCACTTCGTTGTTAACTTTTTCTGATACACCGTTAGAATTTGGATCCGATGCTTGTGCTGTTCTATTTTCTAATGCAGGGTTAATACCTGTAAAAAACATGTTCTTAATATCAATATCAAACTTTAAAACATCAACATTATTGCCGGTGTAGATATATTCGTACTTCTTAACAATTTCTTTAGCTAGTTGATCGTACCCTATTGCTGCTGCATTTGGGTTTGAAAATATCGTATGATGTATTCTAAAAGGAACAACTCGGAATGTATATTTTCTTGCAAAGTCCCCAATTGAATTGTCAAATTTTAACAACTCAATTTGCACATCTATCTTCCACCAAGTTATAAAACCGTCCTTATCTGGAACAATGCCTTCTTTGGCATATTTAGAACTTAGAATAACCTGATTGATAATAGCAGTAATTGTCTGTCCTTGAGAAAACAAGAATGATCTATCTTTTGGGTTGATCGTCATGTTATCTCTAACAACGATACCTGTTTTCTCATCGTATTGGAATCCTGCACGCCTAAACGAATAGTTGCCCCCGTCGGATTGGTCAAATCCAAACTCCGAGGGCCCAATGTTATTCTTTTCGTACTCCTCAATGAATTTTGCAGCTGGTCGTTGGCCTATTATTGTTTTTCCTTGGTCGATTTCTTGATCATTTTTAGGATCAGTAGTAGCTTTTTTCTCATTAGGTTTTAGATCCCTCTGCGATACACTAACAAAATCGTTAGAATTCTTAGGAAAAACTATTTCATATTCGTCAGGAATTGATATTTGTTTAGCTAAAACTAAATCCTTCTCGATTCCGTTTAAAACTGATTGGAGGCTTTTCTCGCCTGTGGATAAAAGTTCTTCAACTGTTCCTTTTTGCTCAGCATTTAATTTTATATCGTTATAAAGAGTGTTAACATCGTCACTAAATCCTTGATGGTTGTAGGGTATTCCTTCCATCTTATAAATGCTGCCCTGCTCTGTAACTTGAAAAGTTACATTGGTTATTTTTACAATAAAGTATTTTGGCTTTATTGATGTTATAATTTCTTGTCCTTCACCAAACCCTGTAAAATCTAGCTTTAGACAAAAAGGAGCACTATCTAAATAATTTAAAAACTCTGCCGATCTTGCTGCAGTTTGCAAGCTCTGTAACAACAACCCCATACTATAAGGTTCAAATATTTCCCATTCAAATTTTACCGCATTGCTGTTTCCGGTTTTTTGATTTGCACCGATAATATTTTTCATCATAAATCGGTTAATATAATACTCTGGAACACCATACGCAGTTTTTACACGCTTTGCATCGTATCGACCTGCAGACGAAAATACAATGTTTTGTAACTCTCCAGTTTTTCTATAACTCAACGGATTATTAAACTGCTCCTTTGTTAAACACGCCATTGTCCATACAGCAGAATATGATGCAAAGTTTTCTAAAGGATTACTTTTGGGATTTACAATATAGCTAGCTTCTGGAGATTTTTTATCAGCATCAGGTCTTTGAGAGCTCTGTCCACCCTTGATATGATCGGTAGCTTTGGCTACTGTTTTTCCAGTAACTGATTGGACCACTCCTTGAGAAATGCTAGCCGGTGGTGGTATTTGTGTCATCTATTAAACCCCTAAGTATCTTTCTAAATTTGACTTCTTTGGAATGTAAATCGCTACACCTGGGACAAAATCGTATATAGGATCTCGGAGGACTTCCATGTTACGCTGAACAAACACCCACCATAATTTTGGAGATCCATATAAGTCGTAGGATAACAAATCAGGACGATGTTTATATTGATTCTCTATAACATATAGATAATCGTCACTTTCTGCAGGTATTGGTCTAATTTCTAACAACTCTAAATAAAGGTTGTTAGCAGGGGTGTCGACCCATGGTGATTGTTTGCTGTAAAATAACATATTATAGATATCCTACTCCACTGCCAGTGACCAGATTTCCCTTGGCATAGTCTTCTAACTTGAATTTTCTTAGATTGGTTCTGTTGTATACTGGAGCAACTACTATTGTAATCGTGCTAAGGATTGGAACCCAACTGGCTGTTCCGTAAGTGTCACACTTTACATAGTTTACATCGTCTTTAAAATCTACAGAAAAAGATTTAACTACCACCGGAACTCTGTTAAACACACTATCTCCGTACCCCGACAATGTACATATAATCGGAGGATTTCCAGCATTTGCACTTTCACCAAAAAACATCTTTGTTGCAGTCTTAAAAAAAGTAGTTGCTGCTATCCAATACGCTGCATCATTTTCTGTTTCACAGGTAAATTCTCCAGAGATCGTAATATCATCAATTGCACTGTTCTTATATGCATGGAACGGGTAGTTATTATGTGTAGGATCTATAGGAGTATAAGTTGCCTTAGTTGAAAGAGTTATGTTTGGTAGATATGGAAATACTACTCCACCTGTTGCTGCTAATTTAGAAAATAATGGATTTTGTCCAAATAATTCCCATTTTGTATTAATCCGGACGCGCCAGTCATCTTTGTTATTCGGCGATAATTTTACCGGCTGTGTTTGTGTCTTAAATAGTTCTCCACCCTCTGGAAGATTAGATGCCCTAAAAAGACTTAAGATGTTGTTTAATTGCCCGGCTGCACCAGATATTGAATTAGTTGCTCGCTGCAGACCACCTGCAAGATTTCCACCAGTTAGTTTACTCAATGCTCCGGATATGTCCGAACTAAGATTGCTTATTCCTGCTACAGCATTTTGGGCTGTAGAGACACTACCGTCAATGGTAGACCTAAACCTAGATGCAAGATTACTAACTCCAGCAGTAACTTGCCCAATTTGTCCACTAATCGCCGAACCTGTATCCCTTAATCCTGACAACCCCGAGGTTGCACCGTTTAATGCAGACCCAACTGCTCCTGACAAAGTATTAATAGTCTTGTCTAACTTTTCTTTGTCTACAAAACTACCGTCTGATGGTAATTTGCTAGACAGCGCTTCCTGTGCTGCTGTAAAACTCTGAGAAAGCTGTGCCACAAAGTTAGCTGTAGGATTTAAAGAAGCACCAGTACCACTGATACCATATTTTGCGTCTAATGATTCTTTGAGTTTCCTAATATTTGCAACCTGCTCTGTGGCAATACCAGTAAGGCTTATGCTCTCTCTATTAATACGAGATGCTTCTTCTGCAGGTGTCTCGGGATATGTTTTTCTTGCCATTTGGACAGATTTCTCCTGGTTTACTCTATTTATTCTTTAAATAATGTGCTATTATTATAAATAGGAGAAAATATAATAATGTCTACACTAATACCAAAAATAAAGTACCTAACAAACAAAGACTTGCTCAGAGAAATTCATCTAAGCAAAAGCACATACTGTTCGTTTATTGCACCTGAATATGCAGACTATGATTTGATATTGCCTAGCTTAGAAAAAATCAATGTTAGAACAGTAGCAGCAGCCAAAAAAAATCGTGCAGCAAAAATCAGTAAACAAGCGCATGAATTAGCAGTAGTCACCGGAGGCAAGAAATTATCAGCCAAAGATTTTGAAGTTGATTACAAAAAGGTTGACAAACAAGATGTAGTATTTAGAATTATGACATTTGATCATATTCCACTAGCACCTGGACGCAAGAAAACTATCAAGAACACTGCAGACAGTCACGAAAAAGTCAACTTTCCGCCATTTCAACACTGGAAGTTTGATAGCAATAACAACTTAATATGTGTGGGAAAAAGCCACTGGCAGGGCGATCTTACTACCGGTAAATTTAACAAAGAACACGGGCAAATGACCGACGACCTAGCTCGTATGTTCTTAAAGCTCTGTGAACGCTATGCTACCCGAGGCAATGTCCGTGGTTACACCTATAACGACGAGATGCGTGGACAAGCTATCTTACAACTAACCCAAATAGGACTCCAATTCGATGAAAGTAAATCTGATAATCCTTTTGCTTATTATACTGCTGCTGTTACAAATTCCTTCGTGCGCATCATTAACATCGAGAAACGAAATCAAACCATCCGAGACGACATACTAGAAATGAACGGCATGAACCCAAGCTGGTCTAGGCAGAACGGAGGAGGTAGCGCACAGTCTCCTGGTCCTGTCAGCGACGGTGGCGGTGATTGGGATTGATTTAAAGCCGAAGTGTATAAATAAAGTTATACACTTTGGATTAAAATATGTTTATCTATAAAATTACTGTTGTGCCGTTAAATCAAGTTTATATTGGGTTAGACACAAAACCCTCTTATAAATTATCTAGATGGAAAGAACATTGCAAAGAAAGCCAAGGACAATGCAAAACTAAACTCCATAAAGCTATGAATTACTACGGTATTGAAAATTGTGATGTAGAGATTATTGAAGATAATATCAGTTCTATTGGAATATTAGCGTTATCTGAAATCGAATATATCAAAAAATTCGATTCGTACAATAATGGTTTAAACTCTACTCCCGGCGGGGACGGTTTAGGCAAACACGATCTGCATCTATTAACAGAAGAAGAGATATCTAAAATAAAATTAGCATTAGGAGATAATTTTAGAAATTATAACAAAAATGTTAAATGGGCAAATACTACCGAAGAAGATAGAAAAAAATTAACTGAACATTTACACACAGAAGAAATTTATAAGAAAAAATCCGAAACACTTAAAAAATTCTATGAAGCGAATCCTACTGTGGCAAAAGATAAAGCTATAGGTATTAAAAAATGGCAGTTAGAACACCAAGACGAATTAAAAGCAAGAAATAAAATTAACTCTCTTAAAGGAGCCGCAAAGATTTCGAAGAGATTAAAGGTTGAACTCGAGTCCGGAGAAGTGCTATACTATCCTAGTAAAAGTGAATTTCAAAGAAGGACTGGCCAATGGACAAAAACTATTATAGAAAAGACTCAGCAGGGTATTTTCTACAATGGATATAAAATATGGGAAGAAAAATGAACGAACGAATTCGAGCAATTTATAATCAATGTTTAGTTCAACAAAACATTGATACTCCTAATATAGGGTTTGACTTTGAAAAGTTCGCCGAGTTGATTGTTAGGGAGTGTGCTAAAAGAGTGGATTATTTGGGAATCGAAACAAGGCGAACACGCTGATGATTTATTAAAACATTTCGGAGTTGAAGAATGACTAAGATCCATCAAAGCCAACTACGAGCATTGGATGACGACTGGCTCATAGCCGCACAGACAGATTTTGGTAGTTGGCTAGATCACCATGTGGGTCAGTTCAACCGAGACTGGGGCAGGACTTATAATCTCGATAAATCACATCCGGACTATGGATGCTCTTGGTGGTTCCGTGATCCCAAGATGGCCGCATTGGCATTATTGAAATGGAGTTGAAGAATGAGCAATTTGTTTAAGAAGGTGGCATGCTTCACGGATGTGCATTTTGGTTACCGCAACGGTAGTCGAGTACATAACATAGATTGTGAGGAATTTGTAAAGTGGTTTTGCGAAGAGGCCAAACGTGAAGGGTGTGAAACCTGTATCTTTTTAGGAGATTGGCATAACAACCGTAGTACTACAGATGTTTCTACCATGAACTATACTGTGTCTAATTTAGAACGGTTAAGCAAAAGTTTTGATAGGGTATATTTCATACTAGGCAATCATGATCTGTTCTACAAAGACAAGCGTGAAATCAACAGCATTGAGTTCATGCGCCTATTTCCTAACATCATTCCTATTAAAGAAACATTAACTGAAGGCGATGTTACTATCATGCCTTGGTTAGTAGGAGATGAGTGGCAGCGGGTTCCTAAGATCAAGAGTCGTTATATATTCGGGCATTTAGAACTGCCTAACTTCTATATGAATGCCATGGTACAGATGCCTGATCACGGTCAGTTACAGAGTACGCATTTCGTTAATCAAGAATACGTGTTCTCTGGCCACTTTCATAAACGTCAAACCAATAGAAATATTACCTATATCGGCAATGCTTTTCCCCACAACTATGCCGACAGCGGTGATGACGATCGTGGAATGATGATCTTAGAGTGGGGGCACGCCCCTAAGTATAAGACTTGGACCGGACAACCTACTTATAGGACCTATCGACTAAGTCAGATCATCGACAATCCCGACGGGCTGCTGCGAGATAAGATGCATTGCCGTGTAACCATCGACTTGCCTATTAGCTTTGAAGAAGCTAATTTTATCAAAGAACAATTTATACCGCAGTATAACCTACGAGAATTAATGTTGATTCCAGAAAAAGTAGAAGTAGAATCCAATGCTGTGCCTATTGACATCAACTTTGAAAGCGTAGATACTATTGTTATGAATCAGATCAATGCCATCGAAAGCGATGCGTTTGACAAAAGTCTGTTGTTAGACATTTACAGAGACCTATGAAATTTTACACTTACCTGCTTACGCTAAATGCAGCCTGTCTCTAGATGATCTTATAAAATTAATAAAGGAATTTGATGATTGACATCAAGCATGTAACTGCAAGGAATTTTCTCTCAATAGGTAATCAAACTCAAGCTGTTAACTTATCTAATAAACAATTAACTTTAGTTTTAGGTGAAAACTTAGATTTAGGGGGTGATGATACTGGTGCAAGAAATGGCGTTGGCAAAACTGCTATATTAAATGCTATTAGTTATGCTATCTACGGTCAGGCTCTGACCAACATTAAGCGTGATAATCTCATCAATAAGATCAACAGCAAGGGCATGCTCTGTACTGTGACCTTTGAAAAAGACGGTGTAGAGTATCATATTGAGCGTGGCCGTAAACCCAATCTACTGAAGTTCAGCATCAACGGCCAGGAACAAAAAAGTATTGACGTAGATGAAAGCCAAGGCGACAGCAGAGAGACACAGAAAGCCATAGAAGAGTGTTTCTCTATGAGCCACGACATGTTCAAGCACCTTGTGGCTTTAAACACCTATACCGAACCTTTCTTGTCAATAAAGGCTGCAGATCAACGTAATATCATCGAGCAGTTGCTGGGCATCACCCAGCTTTCAGAAAAAGCGGAAAACCTCAAAGAACAGGTCCGCATTACCAAAGATGCTGTCTCAGCTGAGAATACCAGAATCGAAACTGTTAAGATTTCTAATCAAAAAATACAAGAAAGCATCGATTCACTAATCCGCAAACAACGCCTATGGGAAGAAAGCCAAGAAAAGGCGCTTGATAATCTAAGAAAAAGTATTGACTATCTCTTAAACATTGATATTGACCAAGAGATCACTAACCAACGTGCTCTAGTCGAGTGGGGCAAAAACAAAAAAGAGCGTGATAATCTCACAGCACTGATTGCTAAACAGACAACTGCCTTGGAAAAAGAACAGAAGCTTCTGGAAAAATTCCAACGAGAGGTAGTTTCTTTAGCCGAACACAAGTGTCATAGCTGCGGACAGGATATCCACGATGATAAACATCAGGAGATGTTAGATTCCAAAGCAAAACAAGTCGAAGAAACTAGTACTGCTGTCTCTGAACACCAAGAAGAACTTACAGCCCTACAAGAAGCCCTAGAACTAATCGGCGAGCTAGGTACCTGTCCTACCGTGCAGTATGATAGCCTAGAAGAAGCGCTTAATCATAAAAACACACTCGGCGGTTTAGAGCGTGACCTAATGATCAAAGAAGCAGAAACTAATCCCTATTCTGAACAGATAGAAGAACTACAGAACACTGCCGTACAAGAAATAGACTGGAGCGTAGTTAATGATCTAGTGCGTGTCAAAGAGCATCAAGAGTTCTTGTACAAACTACTAACCAACAAAGATAGCTTTGTTCGCAAGCGAATCATCGATCAAAACCTAGCATTTTTAAATCAACGGCTAACCTACTATCTTGACAAGATTGGACTTCCACATATTGTAGAATTTCAAAACGATTTGAGTGTGACCATTACACAGCTCGGACAGGACCTCGACTTTGATAATCTAAGTCGAGGGGAGCGCAACAGATTAATCCTTAGCATGAGCTGGGCTTTTCGTGATGTTTGGGAAAACCTTTATCATCCGTTGAACTTACTGTTTATCGACGAGCTTGTTGATAGCGGTATGGACTCTAGCGGTGTAGAAAGTTCAATAGCAATTTTGAAAAAGATGACTAGAGAACGTAATAAGAATATATTCTTAATCAGCCATAGAGATGATCTTACTAACAGAGTAAATCATGTTCTGAAGGTTATTAAAGAAAACGGATTTACTAACTTTTCAAATGATGTGGAGATTATAGAGTGAGTGATGACACCCATACCAAATTAATAAAAGTATGTATGGAATATATCAAATGGCAGGACCGATTTGAATATCGAGGCAGTGACGAAGCAGGAATTAAGGCACGGTATTGGCTTTCT